GCGTTCGTGGTAGTACCTGAAGAGCTCGGTGATGGGCATCTTCGAGGTGTCTCGCTCGGTGAAGTCTGGGATACGTCGCGATGTCTTCATGATAATCTACCTCCAATCAGGTGGTTTGGTCTAGTCCCGGTCATCGGCCAGGCGGTGCTCGAGTCGGGCGCGAACGTCGCGCAGGAACGTCGGGGCTTCGTGGTAGCGCAGCACGATGCGGTTGCGGAGCTTCCACGCCACGCGCTGCATGTCGGCCTGCCACTCGCGCCTGTGCTTCCGGCCGGTGGTAGTCGGGACTTCGCGATTGATCTTGGCGGCCAGACACGACCGGAACCAGGCGAGCCACTCCTGGGCGGTGAGCACCTCGAATCGGTCGGTCTGAATGAACGGCCGGCCAGGATCCCACGATTGCGCGGCGCGGTAGGCTCGGACGAGCGAAGCGGCGGTGTAGGTTCGGGCCATCGTGCGCTCCTATTGGAAGTAGTTGTTCGGCAGGTAGGTGACGAGCGGCACGACCTGCAGCTTCTGTGCGCTGGCGCTCATCTCGTCACCTCCGACCGGCCATCGGCCGGTTTCGCCCCTCCGGGCTCATCGGGGAGGTCAGGCCGCGCGCTCTTCGCGCGCCTCTTCGGTCTGTCCAGCCTTCAGGATTGCATCGGCGGCTTTCATGATTCGCTGGGCGTTCTTCTCGGGGATGGGCTGTCGACCGTACCAGCTCTGAATGTACCCGCGCGACTCTTCGATCCCGGGGAGCTCGAGCGCGGCGCAAACGAGCAGGGTGACCGCTTCGGCTTCGAGCTCGCGGATGTTTCGGGAAGGGGCTGCATCGTCTTGCATCTTCTCGGCGTCGGTCAGGTGGCCGAGGACCTGGTGACCGAGCTCGTGGAAGCGCACGGGATACGGCGACGGAGCGAGCGGGCTGACCGCGATGATGCCCCCTCGCTTGGCGTAACCGAGGCAGTTTCCGTCGGTGTGGGTGAAGGGCTCCTCGGTCAAGTTCAGAGCGGCCAGGGCGCGCGAGTAATCCCACTTCGGCAGCGGCTCGGGCTCAACCGCTTCGCCTTCAGTCTGCGAGAGGACGAACCAGTTATTGCGGAAGACGAACCGGGTAAAAACGTGCTGCTCTTCGTTCCCTTCGTCGGTGGTCTCGGTTCGCTTGCAGGTGACCGGCATACAGAGGGCGAGCGCCTTCTCGCCTTTCTTGACATGGCGCCCTTTGTCCTTCCACCCGGGGAAGGTCGCGATGGGACCGGGCTGGAGACCGCGGGCGTGGCACTGCTCGCGGGCAAGCAGCTGGTTCCCGATGGAGAAGCGGTGGAAGGCCCGGAAGGCTTCGCTCACGGTTCCCGGTTCGTTGACGGCGTCTTGGAGCAGCTTCGCGAAGTCGGGTGCTTGTTTCGGGGTCTCGGTTCTCATTGCTCACTCCTCTCTGATTGCTCTGTCGTTATCTATAGATTATCACGCGGCAATCACGGGTCAAGCAGGAAACGGCGTCCCGAGGCGATCTCTGAAGGAAAAGCGAAAGTCGCAGAGATGCTAAGAAAATGAGAGGTCCCAAACCCCAGCCCACCGCCCTCAAGCTGCTTCGGGGCCTACCTGGGCGACGGCCCGTCAATCTGGATGAGCCCTGCCCAGAGCTCGCTGGCTTCGAGCCGCCCGATTGGTTGTCGCCGGAGGCGCGCGCGGAGTGGGAAGCGCGGGCCCCGAAGCTCATCGAGCTCGGGCTCCTGACAGAGATCGACATCGACACGTTCGGTGCCTACTGCCAGACGCGGGTGGATTACCAACACGCGGTGGCGATGCTGCGGCAGACCGGCGAGGTGATCCGGGTCAACGTCACGAAGTACGACAAGAAGACGCAGAAGCCGCTCGACGGGACCGTGGCGGCCTCGCCCTACGTGCGGATCAGGGAACGATCGCTCGCCCGGATGCAGGCGCTGGCCGCCGAGTTTGGGCTGTCGCCCTCGGCCCGATCACGCGTCCGCGTGAAAAGCGCGAAGCAGAAGTCGAAAGCCGAGAAGTTCAAGAGTGCCGCGCCGAAACTGCGAGCCGTGAAATGACGACGAAGCGCAACGCGAGACGCACGAAGATAAAGCCTCCGCTGAAGCGGCGGGCGAAGCTGCGTGCGGTGCCTCCGTCGAAACCGACGGACCCGGTAAGCAGGTACGCGCGTGCGATTCTGGACGGGAAGATCGTCGCGTGCCGGGCCGTGCGCCAAGCGTGCAAGCGGCACTTCCGCGACTACGCGCGCCAGCGGACGCGCGAGTTCCCGTACTGGTTCAGCCCGAAGGCGGCGCGGCATATCATCGACTTTTTCCCCACGTTCATCCATCTTGAGGATGGCGTCACGCCGATGATCCTGGCGCCCTGGGCGCAGTTCTGTTTTGGCTCGATGTTCGGCTGGCGGCGCGTGGTCGACGACGGACGCCGGTATCAGGTCGGGTACATCGAGACTGCGAAGGGGAGCGGCAAGAGCCCGTATGTCGCCGCAGTTGGTCTCTACGGGCTCGCGTTCGATGGGGAGGACGCTGGCGAAGTCTATGCCGCCGCCTTCGACAAGGGGCAGGCGTCGATTGTCCTGAACGATGCGATCCGGATGGCGAACGCCTCGCCCGACCTCGCGCAGATCCTCGATCTCGGCAAATACAACATCGCACACGTCGAAAGCGGCTCGTTCTTCCGCGCCGTCTCCTCAGAGCATCGCAGCAAGTCCGGGCCGCGGCCAAGCATTGCGCTGATCGACGAGCTTCACGAACACCGCGACGGGACCGTCGTCAACAAGATGCGCGCGGGCTTCAAGGGCAGACTGCAGCCATTGATGCTGGAGATCACCAACTCCGGCTTTGACCGGACCTCGATCTGCTGGCAGCACCACGAACACTCCATGCAGGTCCTTGATGGGACGGTCACCGACGAGCAGTGGTTCGGCTACGTGTGCCACTTGGACCCGTGCGACGCGTGTTACGCGGAGGGCTACCGGGAACCGCGCGAAGGCTGCGAGCATTGCGACGACTGGACGGATCCCGGAGTGTGGATGAAGACAAACCCATCGCTCGTGATTGGCCTGCCGCGCGTCGAGTACCTGCAGTCGCAGGTCGATACAGCCCTTGCCATGCCGGCCGACCGGGCGCTGATAAAGCGGTTGAACTTCTGCTGCTGGACACAGGCTCAAACGATCTGGATCCCGCCTGACGAATGGGAGGCGTGCCTCGTGCCGGCGGTATCGGAGCGGAACGATTGCCACGCCTGCGCGGCCGGCTTCGACATGAGTGAGAAGCTGGATCTGACGGCCGGCGTGATCGCCATCCGCGTGGAAGATGAGCCGGACGTAGCGGGTGACCGAGTCGAGATCGCCGACAGCCTTGAGGGGGAACAGGTCGTCAAAACGCTGGATCTCAACTTCTGCATCGAGTTGATCCCGTTCTTTTGGCTTCCCGAAGAGACGTTATGGGAGCGCGTCAAGAAGGAGCGAATCCCCTTCGACGTATGGAAGAGCAGGGGCCACCTCCGAGCGACGCCGGGCGCCGTCATCGATCACGACAAAATCTATGAGGAGTTCACGAAAGATATTGGCCCACGTTACCACCCGCAACGTGTCGCCTACGATCCGCACAACGCCACGCAGTTTGCGGTGGCACTCCGCGACAAGGCGAAGTACGAGATCGTCGAGATCCAGGGCGGGCGGCGGCTATCTGAAACCTTCAAATTGATCCAGGCGCTCGTGAAGTTGCGGCGGTTGAAGCATGCGGGAAACCCCGTGCTCTCCTGGTGTATCGCGAACGCCGAGCCACAGCGCGATCGCTTCGAGAATCTGTGGTTCGAGAAGAAGTCCCGGATCAAGCGGATCGACGGGCTCATCGCCGCAGCAAACGCCATCAATCAACTTGTGCTGCTGCCGGCGCGCATCCGTTCCAGGAAACGCCGCCCGGCGAAGATTTGGACGCCCGACGGATTTGTCCCGGCCCTGCCCACGAATGAGGGAGCCGATGCTCGCACGTAGCCGTCAGGTCCTGTCTCGTCTCGCCGCGGCAATCGGCTCCGTGCTCGAGGAGCTGGCAGTTGCGACTGGCGCGGCGCTCGTGACCGTGGGGCTGTGGCCGCACCTCCGGGTGACGGCGCTCATCGTGCCCGGCCTCGTGCTGCTCTGGATCGCCTTGCCATCACGTGCCGCCTTCGTGGCGCGGCCACCGGAACAGCCACAGCGGAGGAAGCTCTGATGCGATTCTTCAATCAGCTCTCGACGGTGGCCATGCCGACGCCGATGCGCGCGAGCGCGAAGGTGTACAACGAGGCGTTCTGGGCAGGCGAAGCCTTGCCGCCGAACTGGGGCAGCAACTTGGTGGCGGCCGGGATCACGCCGACCCCAGAGCTGGCGATGACCTTCAGCGCGATGTACTCCGGTGTGACCATGATCGCGACCGACCTGGCCACGCTGCCGCTGCAGACGTTCCGCCTCCGGGAGGACGGCGGCAAGGACCGCGTGCGCGGAGGAACCTTCGCATTGCAGACCGGCGGGATCAACGAACTCGCGTACCGGCTGCGGTGGGCGCCGAACGACTGGCAGACGACAGCCGAGTATGTCATGGCGATGGGGGCGCAGCTTCTGCTCCGCGGCGTGGCGTACGCCGAGACGCCGCCGGACGGGCAACTGCTCCCCCGACATCCCGACCGCGTCGAACAGCAGATCCTCCCATCCGGCCAACTCCGCTATCGACTCAGCGAGCGGAGCGGCCCCCGGTATCTGACCCGAAACGAAATGCACGTCATCCGCGACCTCTCGCTCGATTGCGGGCTGACGCCGGCCTCGCGGACGGTCTTCGGGGCGAACGCGATCGGGTCGATTCTCGCGGCGGAACGCGCGGCCGGGAAGTTCTTCAAGACGGGCATGACGGCCGCAGCCATCGCCACGTACAAGGGCGAGCAGATGGAGGACGAGGAGGAAAACGCTCTGCACAAGAGCATCACGCGGTACGCGTCCGGCGTGGAGAACTCGTTCGGGCTCCTCTTGGTGCCCGACACGATCAGCGTCGAGACGCTCGGGATTGAACCTGAAAAGGCGCAGATGATGGCCGCGCGCGAGTGGGGGGTCCGTGACGTGGCGCGGCTACTGCGGATGCCGGGCTCCAAGCTGGGCATCAAAGACTCAGTGTCCTACAACAGCCAGGTGCAGGCGGCGCTCGACTACATCATCACCTGCCTGCGGACCTACGCGGTCATCTGCGAGCAGGCGATGCAGCGGGACCTGATCATCGCGAAGGACACCTACATCGTCGAGTTCAAGCTCGAGGCGTTGCTCCGCGGCGACTTTGAGACGCAGGCCAACTACCTCGAGAAGTTCCTCCAGAACCGGCTCATGCGGCCGAGCGAAGGGCGGCTGCTGCTGAACATGAACCCGGACGCGGAACTCGACGCCCTCTGGATGCGCGACCACCAGCCGGGGCAGAGCAAGGCCGCCGCGGCGGAACCAGAAGAAACAGGGGCGGCGCGTCGGCGGGAGCGCTCGACTGCGCCGGCATCCCGTGCGGAGATCAAGGGCCTGTTCGCGATCCGGGACAACGCGGAACGGTGCGTTCGACGCGAGCGGGTCGCCGTCGAAAAGCTCGCGAAGAAATATGCCTCGGATGTGGATGGCTGGAAGGCGGCGCTTCGGGATTTCTACGGTGAGCACGCGACGTTTGTGGCGCACACGATGCGCCTGCCGATCACGATCGCGCGTGGGTACGCGGCGCAGCATGGGTCGCAAGTTGAGGCGGGCGGCATCGTGATCTTCGATGAGCACTGGGAGCGGAGCGAGGCGGATGACTTGTGTGTCCTCGCGCTGGACGACATGGCGA